AATTTTTTAAGGGATTTTCCTGCTATGGCTAGGAACAAACCATCCAAGCATACTACTCTTCCAGGGTTACCATAGTAAGTGTATTCTGAGGTAGACAGAGTATCACCATGCACTACAAATCCTTTATGCTTTTGCTGTGCCCACATGGTTTGATTCCACCATACTGCATCTTCAGAAAGATGTGTAGTTCCTGCGGGACCTAAAAATCCCGAATTAGTTTTTCTGGAAGCTTTAATTAAAACATTAATGAACTGCTGCGGGTCCATAAGAATTTCTATATCATCGTGACAAAATATGACAATATCATTATCATTTATTAAAGTACCCTCTACGGCTTCTTTATAGGCATCAAATATACTTTCCTTATTAACTAATAGATTTACATCTATTTTGCATCTAGATAAATAGGAGACTAATTGTTGTGTATAATTAGGCAGAAGCTCTTGACGAGTACAGATGAAAGCATAAATCTTCATGGATAAATCTCAATTAACTAAAATAAAAGAAGAGTACAAGAGGTGTAAGGACGACCCCATCTACTTTATATCTAATTATATCAAGGTTGTACACCCTGTTAGGGGATTAGTTCCATTTAAGTTGTACCCATTCCAGAAGATGATCGTAAATTGTCTGGGGGATAATAGATTCAATATTCTCAGAAAGTTCCGTCAGGCTGGATGTACTACGATATCTGCTGCATATGCTTTATGGATGTGCGTATTTCAGGAGCATAAAACTATAGTATTTTTGTCTGTAGGTGATACTGAATCAACAGAGATTTTGGATAGAATTAAAATTATGTTTGATGAGCTTCCAGTATTTCTCAAGCCTACTATTCTTCAGGAGAATATGCATAACTTAAAGCTTAGTACAGGCTCAGTAATTAAGTCTCGCCCATCAGGTAAGCAATCTGGTAGATCTCTTGCGGGTTCTTTCTTGTTTATTGACGAGGCAGCATTCATTGAACATATTGATTCCATCTGGGCTGCTGTTTATCCTATTATCTCTACTGGGGGTAGAGCATTTGTACTTTCTACAGTGAATGGTGTGGGAAACTGGTATTATGATGCTTGGTATAGAGCTATAGAGGGGGCAAACTCTTTTCATCCTATTCAGATTAATTGGCAGGATCACCCAGAGTACAACAGGATAGGTGGGTACGAGAATCTTTACGAGGATATGGAACAGAGAGATCCACCAATTAATATTGATAAATGGGAAGACACTACTCGTTCTAATATGAGCCACAAGAAGTGGCTTCAAGAGTATGAGTGTGAGTTCTTGGGTACTGGTGATACTTATATTGAAGGATCTATTCTAACTTCTATGCACAGGAGAAGCAAGGACCCAGCATATAGAACCTACAATAATAAACTTTATATTTGGGAGGATCCTAAACCTACTAGATCATATATGATAGGGGTAGATATTTCTTTAGGTAGGGAAAGGGATTATTCTGCTTTTCATATAATAGATATTTATAGTGGAGAGCAGGTAGCTGAGTTTTATTCAAATACCACCCCCATTAACGATTTGGCAGAGATACTAAACTCAGTAGGTCAGAAATATAATTCAGCCCTTATCATACTAGAAAGGAATTCCATAGGTCATAATTTAATAGATCATTTATTTGAAAGATTAGCATATGAAAATTTATATTTTGATGAAAAAAGAAATATAGGGATTCAGGTTACTACCAAAAATAGAGATGCTATGCTGGCTTCAATGGAGGAATGTTTGAGGTTGGATAGAATTAAAAAAAAAAAAAAAAATTTGGTAACTAGTTTAGCTATGTGTTCCTTTGGGCTAACTACATACTTAGAGAATAACTTTATTAGTTTTACTGACGGGGATACCAAAACCCCTTCTGAGAAGCTACTAGCCCCTATTCGTCTAAAAAATATCAATAGTTATGGGGGAGTAATTCAAGAGGATATTAAATGGCTGCTGAAATAAATAAGAATAAACTTAATGAGAATGCTGGGCCAGGGTATACTAGTTTTGGTGGTCCTGGTCAGGGGATGACCTATGCTTATCCCCGTGGTAAGATAGGTCAATTTTTTGCTAAATTTTTTGCTACTCCAGCACTTCCATACTTAAAAGATATGGATGATGGGGCTGGGGATACAGTTATTAATCCAGAGCGTCCTGCTAGAATGACCTCTCAATCTAATAAACTACCTTTCTTACCAGAAGTTGAAATTAATAGAAAGCGTAGGTATCAGGAATATGAGAGGATGGATGATTATCCTGAGATTACAGCAGCTTTTGATATCTACGCAGATGATTCTACTCAAAGGGATACTACTAATAAACGGTGGTTAGTTGATTCCGAGAGTACCTTGGTGGTAAATGAGGTTAATAAGATATTTAATAAACTTAATCTACGGAAGTTTTATTGGGACATAGTTCGCAATACGGTTAAGTATGGTGATTGTTTTATCGAGCTAGTAGCTGATATCAATAGACCAGAAAGAGGTCTTAGACGAATCAAAATATTAAACCCTAATTACATTATAAGGGTAGAAAATGCTTATGGGTATTTAGAAAAGTTCTTACAAGAAATTCCTGATAAGATTGCTTGGGACTCTTCCCCAGGAGTTTATATGGAAAATCAACAGTATATAGAACTTGATAAAAATCAAATAGTTCATTTTAGATTACATACCTCAGATCCAAAATTTTATCCATATGGTAAGTCTATCGCTGCTGGAGCTATTAGTATCTTTAGATCATTAAAGTTAATGGAAGATGCCATGCTTATTTACAGGTTAGCAAGGGCTCCAGAGAGAAGAATTTTTTATATTGATATAGGCCAATTACCTAGTAGTAAAGCAGAAGCTTTTATTGAAGATATAAAACAACGGTATAAGAAAGAGAAATTTTACAATAAGCAAGACGGGTCTATAGATGCTAGGTACAATCCATTATCTGCTGATGAGGATTATTTTGTCCCTACTAGAGGAAATGTAGGAACCAAGATTGAGACTCTTAAGGGGGCAGAGAACCTTGGGGAAGTGGATGATGTTAAATACTTTAGAGACAAACTTTTAGCTACTCTAAAAATCCCTAAAGATTATATTGTAGAATTCGATAAATCTCCAGAGAGAAAAGCAAACTTGGCTCAACTGGATGTTAAATTTGCTAGAACTATAGTTAGAGTTCAGGAGTGTGTTAACATGGGATTAGAATCTATAGCTAAACGACACTTGAAGCTACTAGAATATCCTGCGTCTCTTGTAAAAGAATTAAGAATACATTTACCCGACCCTTCAGATATATTTACTAAAAGAAAATTAGAGATTGATGAAGCTAAAGCTAGAGTGGTTCAAGCTGTTGTAGGTACTGGTTTATTTCCTACAGAGACTATTTATAAAGAACTTTATGATATGAATGATCAGGAGATTAGTGTTACGAAAAGGAAGCTCCAAGAAGAGCAAAGGGAGAAAGCACAGGAGAGGTTGGTGCGCCAGGAGAGGCACCATTACCACCAAAATCTACTTCAGAAGATATAAATACCATAAAAAGCTACATAAAACAGAAATATTATGGAGATAGTGAGAAAATAAGGCTACTAGAGTCTATAGATATATTAGATAGAAAAAAAATATAGAAAATTTTATCTATATAATAAAGGTTTCCAACTAGGATGGATAATAAATAGATGTTAAAAATGTTTGAGTCAAGAAATAAGAAGATTTCTGATATAATTAAATTAGGGGACTACTTGGGATACTCTTTAAGGGAGAATATTCAGGTTTTTTCTGTGGACGGTATGGAAAATAAGGTTACTTACCTAACTGAAAATAATTATATAGTCGAAGGTAATTATTCTATAAAAAAGGGTTCATACCTCTTAGAGAATATTAATATTCAAGAAGCTGATGTCTTCACTGATGAGAAGAAACTTGATTCTGGTATAAAGAATCAAGTTTCTTTGTTTCTAGAAGGATTATATAACGATAATTACAGAGAGGCAGAAGGAAGCTTCTCTGATATTATTGATATCTTCACTTCCAGAGCCCACTATCAAAACACTTTTGATAAATTACAGAAAAAGGCTGCTATCTTTAACGAGTCTAACTCCATTTTTGGTACTGAAGAGTACAGTAGATTCATTGAGGTTATTCCTGAACTAGTTTCTTTCTTATCCGAAAACAAAGTTGCTATCCTAGACCAAGTTCCAGAGATAGCTAATTCCTTAAAACTATCGGAATCTGTTTCTAAAGCTTTTGCTACTCCTCATCAAACTATAGAAGATATAAAGAATACTGGCAGATTTGAATTTGTTGATACTTCTAGTAAATCTATCTATGAAATGATTTGCAAGCAAGAATTAGTTAAAAAAGAAATCTTAGAGGCTAAGAACTCTTTTGATGTTGTATGGGCTGGTGAACCTGTTATTGATACTCTTTCAAGTAAGGTGTTCGCTTCTGATGATGAAATAGAAGTCGCTTTAACTGAGGCTTTGAAAGAGCTTCCTTACTTGGCTCTTGTTTCTAAGAAGAAATTGTTTGAAACTTTTAGTAGAAATTTAGGAGACTCTTCCGACCACATCTCTGAGAAAGACCTTAAATCTTATGTTAGTCGTATTTTCGAGATGAAGAAGCCAGCTAAGGAACAGCTTACGGATATCTTAGGGCAGAAATATGGTGTGAACCTTCAATACTTAAAAGAGTCTTATTCTTTCAAGAGTTTGATTAATACTCAGTTTGTACTTTTTGAGTCTATAGCAAAGATAGTTCCTAACAACAGTGTTCTTAAACAAGTGATCTCTGAATTCTCTTCCTACATAAAGGGCAAGACTGGTGTTCAGAGTATTGATATGAATAACATTATCCAGCAAGTATTCCAACATGCTGGATTTTCTAATGAAGAACTACCGTTGATGGAATCGTTTTCCTTCAACGAAGTAAAAAATGCTTTCGAGAAAGCTGATATTTTAGTGGAACGAGCTAGTACTGTTGAAGCGGGGGAGGAAGAAGATACTGATGTCGAAGAAACAGAAGAAGAAGCCCCAGAGGAAACCAAAGAAACCGATGATAAAGAAGACGAAGGGGACTCTGGAGAGGTTCAAGAAAAAGAAGTAGAGGACAAAGGACCTGAGCCAATGTCCGATGAAGAAATTATGAAAGCTATTAAATCTATATCAGATGTAGTAAATGGAGAAGATTTTGAAGATGAGGAGGACCTGTAATGAGAGAATTTTTTAGACCGTATAATAAAATAATCACTATCGCTGATGTAAATCAGCATATAGTTCTATTGACGGACTCCGCAGGGGCTCCTCTAGCTAGTAATTATGTTAGTGTTGCTCCTCTATCTGGGGGTGGAACCGATGGAAAAATGTTTCAGGTTATCCCTAGTGGAATAAATACACTTTGGGGTGGCACTGCTCAGAGTAACGGGACTGGTACTGTATCGGGAAGAGATGCGGGTCCTTCCTCCTATGCAAATGCAGACCAAAGAACTAGTAATGAAACCAGTGGTACTCTAGGTGGGTTTGCGGATACTGGTGCGGGGACAGTTATATTCAGTTTATCTCCACAAGATAGTACTAATGCTTTGATAATGTCTCAAAATATTGCTACTACTTGTACTTACGGCATTACTTATGGACAAGTTAATCTAGCTAATACTAGGGCTGATAATCTACAAAACCCAGAAGAACTTACTTATTCAGTTCCTACTG